TACAACAAGCCCCATGTGAAGCCAATTACATATGAGATTATCCTACTTGATTGAAAGTTCTGAATATAAACAGATTGCTCAATGACCGCAACATCCGGCTTATAAGTTTTGATAATAACAGTTAACTCTTTTGCTATCTTGTCAAATTTCTCAGGCTCTGTTTTATCTTTTTTAAGATCTATCTTGCCAGTTGCTAAGACATTCTTCTCTGTATCTATCACTGCCCAAGCGAGTGAATGAGATGCTGGGTCAATAGCAATAAGCCTTGACCAAGCCTGCTTTGCAACTATGCTTTTAATACTCACTTATATAGTATAGCGCATATATTAACGCTCTTCTTTTCTAAGCTTCTCTTCATCCCAGCCCCATCCAACTAATCGTTGAAGGAATCTTTCATTCTTGCATTGCTCACAGATATATTCTGTATTATAGGAAGACAATATAGTAGTACAGTTATCAGTTATACATACCCTTTTTTTAGTCTTATTCTCTTTTTTTCTATAATAATTTTCTAAGAGTTTTTTATTGGTTACAACTTTGCGACAGTCTGTTGAACAATAAATAGTGTTGTAGACTTTTGCAACGAACTCTTTCTTGCATAGTTCGTTACTGCATATCCTTAGTTCACCCTCAAACATTTCCTGACCAGCATTTATCAGCCAAATTGCATTCTGCACACTTGGCAGAACTACGCTTGTAAGGCTGTACAGGTATCTCTTTGGCTAAGAAAGCCTCGTATATACCTGTATACTTTTTAAACAATTTGTCAATAAAGACATCATCACGCTCCATATATATAGGGAGTATCTCTTGATTGTTTTTATTCTCATAGATGACAAAACCACTCTGCAAGTCCAAGCAGCGCATATAGATTTGTGCTTGGCGAATGTGATCATCTTTTGGTTTGTTATGGAGTTTTCTATAGTGAAAGCCCTCATTGGAAATTGATTTAAGTTCAATAAGTTTATGACCATTGATATCAATAATTCCGTCAGCGGTTCCCTCAATAGGTGGAGAGTCGTAAGTAACTGGAATTTCTTCTGCTACTAAAATCCCCATACCTCTTAAATAACTATACAGTCTTTCATGAACTGCATGGCCGTTATCAAAAATACGGTAAGTCTGTGACTTAAATGAGGGGGTAACTTCTGTTCCTTCAAAGAGGTAATACCAGTACCTAGCACACTGATTAGTATAACTAGGGTGGAATCCACCTACTTTCTTTTGCTCCGGAGTATTTCGGGTCGCCAAGTAGTCATCAATAGACTTATTTAACTCCTCTACTAACTCTTCGCCTGTTTTTTTAATTAGATTCTCTTGCTTAGGCAAGCGAAGTGCGTTTAAAGATTTCAATTATTTCCTTTTGCGGATAGTTTTAATGTATTAATATTCTCTTGAAGAGCTTCATACATTGTTTTCCAAATATCATTTACGAATTTGTCGTTATCACTCATGATTGATGACTTTCTCTTAAAAGCTTGAGATTTTACAATCATCATCGTTCTATACGCTGCTAATATATTAGCATACTTAATAGCTTGCGCTCCTACATAAGTCTCCGGATTGTCAATAATATCTTGAACAATCCTCATACACTCAATAAATTCCTCTGCTTTGTCACCCATGTGTTGGGCAAGCAGTTCAGGGCTTACAAAAATATCAGCCATTTACTTCTCCACTTTCTATTAGCTTCTTCAATTCTACACCAATCCACTCGGCTACTGGCGATGCAATTGCGTTTCCGCACATTTTATATCTATTTGTATCGGCAATCTTCTTACCAGTGTAATCAATTGCCGTATGGTCATCGGGGAATCCCATAAGTCTTTCACATTCAACAGGCGTTAATCTACGAAGTATAAGTTCTGGAGACATCACGCCATGTTGTGAAATTGTATCCAATGTATAAGATGGATCACCAACATCTCCAAACCCTTTACCTTGCGGTCCGGAAGTATCTGCCCGACCAATAATTGTTCCTTGAATTGGAATTGCAATATGATCACCAGAATCAACACCTGTTCGGATTGTGCGATAGATATCTTCAGTAATTTTATTATTATAACCATCGTAAGCAAGCACAGGCACTTGTCCACCGCCAGTTCCCATACGATGCTTTAAAGTTGGAACCATATCATCATCATAAACACGAACATCATTAACTCTTGTACCATCAACAACTAAAACTGTTGCTCTTGACTCTCCAGTATTATCAAATGCATTAAGCGTTGGAGCTACTGCATTATCAATCCATGATTCATCATCAGTAGAGTTTTGTGCTCTTCTAGACTTTACAAATGGTTCAAGGACAAAGTTTCTCTCAGGTCGCTTGTAATCACTAGCAGCAAGAGTTACTCCTCCTTCTGTCCACTTTGCGTGTCCAGATTGTCCGTACCAGACAGTTTCTGTAGTGCTACTCTCAGTAGTTCTGGCAGACTGTTTCCTTTTCTTTCTGCCCTTCTTAATATCCCCCCTGCTGTCTTCGGGGACAGGTAATATTTTTCCGCTACTTCTGTCAATGGCTGAAGAGTCCCAGCAAGCGATGACAAAGATTCTTCTTCTCCGTTGTGCGACTCCGAACCATTGTGCATCCAAGATGTGCCATTCAATTGCCAATGCCCCGATGTTAGCCATTTGGTTGAGGACTTCTGCAAAGTCGTCTCCCTTATTACTTGTGAGGGCACCTGGTACATTTTCCCAGATTGCCCATTTAGGAAATTCTCCATTAGTTGCTTCTCTCATTTCTTTTATTATTCTTATACCTTCAAAGTATAAACCTGAACGATCTCCTTCAAGACCTGAACGCTTACCTGCTACAGATAAGTCCTGACACGGTGAGCCAAATGAAATTAAATCCACTGGCGGTAAATCAGCACCGTTTACATCTCTTACATCTTCAAATTTAGGAACACTAGGCCAATGTCTTTTTAATACACTTTGGCAGTGCTTATCCCATTCAACTTGGAATGAGCATTCCCATCCCGCAGAATCAAATCCTAAATCAAATCCGCCGACTCCAGCGAATAAACTTCCATACTTTAATTGTTTCATTGGTTCCTATTTCTTTGTAATTGAGTCTAGAAGTTCTAAACCTAAATCGTAAGGCACACGAGATCTATCTTTTGCGCCTTTAATTCCTTGTGTGCCGGTTGTTGAACCTCTTGGAGCAGATATATGGCATGTATCTCCATTTTTGCAAGCAATACGAGGTTGCCAATTTTTAACAGCACCCCATAAATCAGTTGGCTTCATTCTTGTATCTCCATAAGCACAGTAAGTAATTGTATTTCTTTCAAGACCTTCAACAACAGCCAACTTACGAAGAACTCCTCTTGGGTTTTCAATTAAGTAACCGTAAGTTGGTTTTAATGTTTCGACAATGCTTCTGATATGTTCAACAAGAATTTGATTCTTAACAGCCATATCTGTCTTAGGAGTAAACACGCCATTATCTTTTGACCAATGGTGACTAATAGAAGCAACGCTAAAGGCAGTGCAAGGTGGTGATGCCCAAATAAAATCTGGTGTCCCATATGTGTGGTAAAGCCATTCACTGGTTATATCCATCATATCAACAGTGTGTGTCGCATCAAATTCTGGATTTAGTTCAAAACTAATGACAGTATGGCCGGCATCCTTGAACGCCTGTGTTGAGGAACCTGTCCCCGAAAAGAAATCAAATATCATCATCCCATTTTTTCCCTGCTATTAATTTTGGTTGATTATGGCAGATTCCACATTTACCGAAATGTCCATTTCCGTAGTGCGTCTTCCACTCACGACAGCATAGCACCACTACTTCCATTCCGTAGAGCTGCTCAAGTTTTTTTCTTCCGTCATTCGATGTCGTAATGATATCTATTGTCATCAGATGTTTTCCATTTATTAGCATCTTCAACATCCCATTTTCGAGTATTGACAAATCTTTCAATGAGAGTGCCCGTCTTAGTTGTAAAAGATGGATCAAACAATCTAACTCTATTATTAGGTTGTATGGCGTAGTTTCCGTCATCTCTAAGCATTACATGACCACATTTATGCTGCCCAGGGTTTGTACTAAATCCAAGGTTTATGGTGTTATCATCTGGGGCATGCCAATCAAGCGTAAATAGATACTTTGTATTTACAAATTCTCCAGAGCGAGCAACATAAGTCATTCTCATATTTCTCATTGCTTGGAATTCAGTAACCGCTACATGAGGACTAAAGGAGTTCCATAGAACAAGGTCGTGAATATCAACTTCAGGAACACCTGGTCTTTCACAGAAAGCATTTATAGGCATTCTCCACCAGACTCCTCCATCTTCCATTAAGAAGTGAAATAGGGGGCTTCTTCCTTGAATACTTGTTACTCCAAAAATCATGCAAGGGAAGTATTCATCATGAGAATCTAACTGATCTCTTAAGAAGTTACCTCTAACGTAACATTCAATCATTGGTATATTAGCATTAAGCTCTGGCATTTTGTTTATCTTTCTTTTATTCGTAATCTGAATCTTTAATAAGTTCCTTAAAAACTTCCCATTCAATGATGGCAACTTTTACATCGGAATCTTCTCCGAGGACAACGGAGATACAAGGGTGTTTATGATTAGACTTCCAAGCGTCTTTTCTCATCTTTAACCAGTTAAGTCTCGTAAGACTGAATGAGGAACCATTATGCTTATAGTCTAAAAGAAAACTGTGAAACTCAGCATCGCCTTTCTTCAAACCTCTACCGGAATTTTTAACAGCCTTTGCAGAGTCTTTTTTAATCTCTTCTTTTTCTGTTCTTTTCATTTGAACTTTCTGTATTATTTTTCTCTTTTTGCGAGCAACGCATTAAAGTCTTTTATTTTGGTTTCACCCATATAAGACCAAGCAAATCCTTCGTCAATCAATGTTTGATTAATGGATACTGGGTTTCCATCTAGAAATATCCAACCCAATATGCGACCATACTTCTCTGTACTGTCAGGCTTTTCTGTTCTGATTACCACAGTTTTAGCAGCTTCAATAGACTTTTTCAATTTATCTTTAACTTCAAGCCCCAAAGTTTTTTCGTACTTATCAGTTGTGCGTGACTCTGGCGTATCAATACCGGCCAGTCTAACTCTTTGGGTAAATGAAATATCAAACCCCAAATCAAGATCAACATCAATTGTATCACCATCAACAATCTTTAAAACTTTTTTTACTCTATATTCGTACATCTTTACTCCCAGAAATAATCTTCTTCAAAATCTTCTTCAATTTTCTTAAGAAGGGCAATGCCCCCAATGAGCATAAAACCCGAAACAATTGCAAATGGCAGTGTCACAAATAAAAGTAGTTTTTTCATTACTCTAATATTTTAGCAC